CTTATGAGTTGCCAGAAAACGTAGTAATGGTTGCCGCTGGTAACCGTGAAACGGATAAAGGCGTATCATACCGTATGCCTAGCCCGCTGGCTAATCGTTTCGTTCACTTGGAAATGACAGTTGATTGGGACGACTACTTTGACTGGGCCGTAGATAACAGCATCCACCCAGATGTAATCGGCTATTTGACCTTTAGTAAAAAAGACTTGTACGATTTTGATCCAAAATCTAGCTCACGTGCATTTGCTACTCCACGTTCTTGGTCATTTGTAAGCGAATTGCTTACAGATGACGATGTAGACAACGACACATTGACTGACCTAATTTCAGGGTCTGTGGGCGAAGGATTGGCTGTTAAGTTTATGGCTCATCGTAAACATGCTAGCAAAATGCCTAACCCGCAAGATATCTTGTCAGGTAAAGTTAAGAAAATGGACTCTAAGGAAATCTCAGCAATGTATTCCTTAACTGTATCATTGTGCTACGAACTTAAAGATGCTTGCGACAAGAAAGCTAAAAACTGGAACGACCAAGTTAACAACTTCTTTCAATTTGTTATGGACAATTTTGAAACAGAATTGGTTATTATGGGTACTAAACTAGCATTGTCAACTTACAAGTTGCCTTTGGACCCAGATGAGATCAAATGCTTTGACGAGTTCCATGCTAAATTTGGTAAGTATATTGCACAAGCCACAGAGAAGTAAAATTGGTTGACACCTCCTTCGGGAGGTGTTATAATATACTTATAGTGAAAAATTAGGAGCAGAAATGTCACACGCAGATCCAGTCATAGACAAAATTATCGTAGCTCGTGTTAGCCTGTTATTGAAACATCCGTTTTTTGGCAATATGGCTACACGCCTTAAAATTCAAGAAGCAGAAAAATGGTTGCCTACTGCGGCAACAGACGGTCGTCATATCTTTTTCTGTCGCGAATTCTTTGAAAAACTTACTGTAAAACAAGTAGAGTTTGTTATTGCACACGAAATCTTGCATAATGTATTTGATCATATGGGTCGACGTGAAGGCCGTGATCCTCAAATTTTTAACATTGCCGCCGACTATTGTGTAAATGGACAATTGGTACGTGACCATATCGGTGACCACCAGATCCCAGACATCAAAATATTCCATGATCAAAAGTACTACGGTATGGGTGCAGAAGAAGTTTACGATCGCATTTTTGATGAAATGGATAAGGAACAACTTGAAGCATTGGGTCAACTGCTTGATGAGCACATCGATTGGGGTGAAGAGGGTAAAGATGGTCGCCCTAGCTATACCAAAGAACAATTAAAAGAGATCCGAGACGAGATCCGCGAAGCTACTATACAGGCCGCACAGGCCGCTGGTGCTGGACATACTCCTGCTAGCGTACAACGCATGATCAAAGAATTGACAGAGCCAAAAATGAATTGGCGTGATATTCTTCGTCAACAGATCCAAAGTACTATTAAGAATGACTATACTTTTATGCGTCCTAATCGTAAGGGCTGGCATATGAACGCTATTCTTCCAGGAACACAATTTAAAGAAACTATTGATATCTGTGTTGCTATCGATATGTCAGGATCAATCGGTGACGAGCAGGCTAAAGATTTCCTAAGTGAAATTAAAGGCATCATGCAAGAATACCAAGACTTTAAAATTAAAGTTTGGTGTTTTGATACTAAAGTTTATAATGAACAAGATTATGATGGTTACACCATGGACGAATTTGACGAGTATGAGCCAATGGGTGGTGGCGGAACTGAGTTTGATGCTAACTGGGAATACATGAAAGAAAATGATATTCAGCCTAAGAAGTTTATCATGTTCACAGACGGATATCCTTGGGGTAGCTGGGGCGATGAATTGTATTGCGATACAGTATTCATCATACACGGCAATGATAAAATTGTTCCACCATTTGGCGAATACGCATACTACGAACAAGCTAAAGTTACAGCATAATATGGCACTAAGAACGGGCAAGCCCAATCCTCTTAATTATTTTGACTTACGGAGGGTTGAGTTTGCCTGTCCGCATTTTAAATATACTACATTAGATCGTTATAATCCTAGTACACTCAAATCAATAGACTCGTGGATCAAGCACAACTTAAATAATAGGTATTATATAGGACAAGGTATTGCACTAGACAATACCAACACTATTGTGTATAATACAGTGATAGGCTTTGAAAGTGAGAAAGAATTAAGTTTTTTCACGATTGCCTGCCCACTTTTATCACAGAGATAATTATATACGTACAGATTATATTAAGGAGATACCATGACTGATACAGCACAACAACCACAGCAAACCGATCCAAATGCTTCTGGCACAGATCTAACTATTAATGATCTTAATGCCATGAAAGTTATTATTGATATCGCTAGCTCACGTGGTGCATTCAAACCAAACGAAATGGTTGCTGTAGGCCAAACCTACAACAAACTAACAGCATTCTTAGACTTAGTTGCTAAACAACAACCAGCCGAAGGCGCACAACAACCAGCACCTGCAACAGCACCTGCAACAGCACCTGCTACAGGAGCATAATATGGCTACCGAACTTAAACACGTAGCACGTGTCAAAGCCACAAACAAAAAATGTTTAGTAGCTTATCGCACCTTACCGGGTGATGCTTATAGCTGTCTAATTATTCCAACAGAGAATCTTCCTGACATTTATCACGATGCCATTATCAATTTAGTAGAAAGTGGTGCTGGACAAGATGCTGGCGAATTTGCTGATGCATTGGCACGTACACAGTTTCCTGATGGTGCAACTATGTTGCCATCATTACATGCCTCGGGTCGATTAATTAAGGCGCCGACTAGTGATATCGAAATGACTCCTACACCGGGATTCTCAATCGTTCTATCAGAGCTCAATCAAATTATCGCCGAACAACGCGGTGTGGCAGTAGATGATTTAGCTATGAAAGATGCTAATATTCCTAGCAAAGATGCTGACCCAACTAAAGCACCTGCTGATCCAGTTTCGACTAGTAAAGTAGAAGCTACAGTCACAGCTAGCCAACCTACAACGTTTGATAGTCCAGAAGCTGAAGCAAAGTTCTATCGTAGTCAAGCGGATGCATTAGCTAAACAAGCCGCCGCAATGCGTCGTAAAGCTGAAGAACTAGCCCCTACAGTAAAGAAGAAGGCTAAAGATCCAGCGTGACAAAATCGGGAAGAAATCTTCCCAAGAATGTTATAGCACATTGGCCAGAAGTATTCGGTGAGGTTCATTTAAATGTGATGCCTCTTAGGTATCTCCATACCGTTCTGGTCAATTTTAAGGATGGCAAAACTTGGGAAATAAAAATAACAGCGAAAACACGTCGTGAGGGTTGGGGTTCCTTTGAAAGGAACTTAGCGGAAGTATGCCAAAATTACGAAGATCGTATCGACGATGTTGATTTTAAATTAGATACTGATCGCATTCGTAAAGATATGGAAAAATTAACTCAACAATTTTTAAAGAAAAAGAAGTTATAAATAATGCATGTTCGACTACTCAGTTACTCCCAACCTACACAAGAATTTACAGATCTTGGTATCCAAGATGCACAGGAACTCATTGCGTATTGCGCCCGTGTGTCCAACCCAAGCAATCAACTTAACACTGAAACATCAGCAAAGCTCATACAATATCTCATCAAACATCAACACTGGTCGCCTCTCGAAATGGTCAGTGCCTGTATCGAAATCACTACCACAAGAGATATTGCTAGACAAATCCTGCGACACAGAAGTTTTAGTTTCCAAGAATTCAGTCAGCGATATGCTGACCCTACTAAAGACTTGTCGTTTGTATTGCGAGATGCACGAAAGCAAGATACCAAAAATAGACAAAACAGTATAGACTTAGATGTACATAATAACGATGAAGATCGTTTTCTTGCCTACCAATGGGAACGTATGCAAGAGCTAGTTATCAAACAGTCGCGCGATGCATATGAGTGGGCTATTAGTAAAGGTATTGCCAAGGAACAGGCTCGTGCAGTATTGCCCGAAGGACTTACAGTAAGTCGTTTATACATGAACGGTACGCTACGCAGTTGGATTCACTTTATTGAATTGCGTAGTGCTAACGGCACACAGAAAGAACATCAAGAAGTTGCTATTGCATGTGCTCAGGTGATAGCTGAGATTTTTCCTTTAGCCACAACGCTTCTAACCAATTAAAGTCATTTATCTTAGCCAATGCCTCTTTATTAGAGGCATTTTCTTGCCCATAATTTTTTCCGGCAAGCGCACCGATATAAGCATAAAAACCATAAGATGTATTATCGTTTAATTGACACCATACATCTAATCTAGTCAAAGACTCTTCATTATTAATTACTGCTAGTTTACAGCATTCCCTGAATGCGCTACGCCATGTACTAAATGCATCTGTATTAAATGCAGTAATATTACTTAGATCTGCCATTGCTTTAAATTTACTACTAATGCTCATAGTCATATCAGTAGTACTAGTATCCATGTTTACAGTAAGTTGTTTTGGTAATAGTTTTACTCCGCCATATCCGTAGCTTAGATTGTTGATCGGATTTAGACTACGCCAAACATGAACAACATCTAGCTCGTCATCTGGCACTTTATAATCAAAATTGAAATCGTTTAGTATAACAGCATCACCATCTACTACCCAAAACATACGAGTAAAACATTTCTTTGCGGCGGCTATGTGTGCTTGATGTATTCCTTTAATACCATCTATGCGTTTTGCTCTGGGAAAACGTTCTTTTAGATTGGCAAAATTCTCATCAGCGTCTGGCTCGTTATATGAAATGAATACTATATCGTACATTATCTTCTTCTTATGATTCTAGGAGTATTTTGATAAAGAGTTTTAAAGAATTTACTACCAGCTGGATCCAAATTAGCTATTTCTAATTCGCTATGTTTCATTAACCAATTACCTAAAAAATTGATATATTCAGTTATCTTTTCTGGCTCTGCTTGTTCGTGTGTAGTTTCCCAATGATTAGTTAGCCATTCAAAATCTCGAACATTGGCATAATCCCAGTCAGTGAACATAGTCATGTAGCACCCTTCTCTGGCTCCTAATATAGACCAAATTCCATTCTCAACATCTGCTCCTACAGTACACCAAACTAATAATCTATGATAGTTTTGCCACCAAATCTTTTTAAGATCTCTTGTCTTAGAACCTTGATCCAGAGACATCTTTACACCTTCACGGAATCCTGCTCGCCATGCCTGGAAGGAGCTAGCGTTGGTAAAACTTTCACTATAATTTTCATTGAACTGATAATACCGATCATCGAAGCAAAATTCTACTCGACCTTTAGCATCATCCACTGCGGCATTTTCATGAGTACGCATTTCGTTGACAAACTTACGTGTCCATAATTTAAGGCCTCCGTTGCCGTACATAAGTCCGTTAACGTGAACTTTACCGCACCACGAAAAGACATTACTATCTGATAACCCTAATTCATCTAAATCTATCTCAACTTCTAGGAACTTAGGATCTACAATATTATCTGCATCTACAG